TTGCCTTTTCTCATGATGCCTCTGGTAGTCCCCTGACCAATCGCACGGGCTATCAGAAAGGCAACCGATCTGGCCTCGCTCCCTTGCAAGCCCAACTTTCGCCTGACCCACAACTCTATTGCATCAATGGGAGGCCATTTGCCCGAACTGCGACCTTCCTCAACGGGAAGTCCATACGGTAGCGGGGATTGTATGACCCCCTCTAGCTGTAGTCCCGTCCCCTTGATGTATGAATCAACCGACGCTCTTAGTCCCCCCGTATTGACGGGGGATTTAGACGCTATCCGACCTTCCGCAAACGTGACAGCACGTAGCATTGTCTGATTCATTATTCGGTCAATGGCAGGGATTGCGGACGCAAAATCACTCGCCATTTTCTCAACCTCAGAAAAGTCTACGGTGACTTCAATCGACATTGCTTAATGGTACAAAAACGGTCGCTTCTTGGTGACGGGGATAGAAGGCCATTTGACAAACTCACCCCCAACTGACGACCCCGACGAACCGCTACCCCCACTACCCGACGAACCCAGTTGGAATGCACGTCTGTACATATCATAAAACTCTTTGGCTCGACGCGAAAACTCTTGCCCTCGCGTGTAGTGGTTGACGCTATCAGCCACAATCGAATTGTCTGTTGTGCGACTGTACTTAGCCGAAATCGCCTCACACACAATGGATGCGGCTAGATATGTGACACCAAAGAAGTCTGACTGGGGGATGTCCACATGCAACATTGTTGCGGTAAAGTTGTTGGTGTCGGCAACCGCCGTAACAACATGGGTCGCATTCAATGACACGGGGTCTAATACCCATGTAGATTCCACGTCATCATAATGAACATAGTTGTTGACACTAAACCCGTGACCGTTCTGCGTGACGCTCTCAGACGTTGTAGACTGTTCCCACGCATAGGGAACAGAGTACGTTATGCGGACTGCCTCAGTTGAGGCAGGGGCAACAGATGTGAACAGTATGTATTGCTCGTCGCCATCCCAGTAGTCCGAATCATACTGGTCTGACGTTAAATATATGGGGAGTTCATCACTAGCGACAGAAGGGGCAGGGTATTGGACTGACCGTATGGAACTGTGTTTCTTGACCCAGTTCGACAACCCGTCAAGGGCGTAGTAGCGTCCCCCGTCCCCTGATATGTCATCAGTCACGTAGCAAGGAACGTCAACGCTATATTGTTCTACCGCCGCTTTGATCTGCTTATAGCGCATGTGTTGGGGCAACTCATCTTTGTACGACTGTACGAGCGCGTCAACTTGAGCCAACCATACCGATAACAGAACATTCATAGCAGATCAATTTAACATGCAAGGGGTGTGACAAATGCCACACCCCTACACATGGCTTGCTTCAACTCTAGTCGGCGGGTTCGCTAGAGATTGTCGCCTCATCTTGGTCAGACGATTGCGCTTCCCACGCCATGTACACATCATGGATTCGGGAAAGGATAGTCTCACGCTTCATGCTGTGCGCGTGAGTAATACCAAGCGACTTAGCATACTTGACTAGCTCATCATCTTCTAGTTCAGACAAGTCGATTGGCTCATCGTCTGCTTCACCGTCAGAATCATCGCCAGTCAGTTCGCTAACCGATTCGTCGGTAAGCCCAACCGTCTTTACTGGCTCAGTGTCGGGGACAGTGATAAACGTCTCTAATGTCTCCCGATACAAGGTGTGCTTGCGACCCCCTGCAATCCCATGATCTACGACACACACGACACAATCCCGACCATTCGGACTGCTGTGCTTGTCATATACACGGTAAGACAGGACGGGAAGCGCAAAGAACTTTTCAAGGTCATCCAATCGGACGAACCACCAAATATCGTCCATTTCAGGAGTCATATTAAACCTCCCCAGTGAGGGCGTAAATGTCCACGTAGAACGCGGTTGCCGCCGCCCCGTTGTTGATGTCTAGCGAAATCTTGCTACCGCCATCAACCGTTACAGGTGCGTTTGTACCTCCGAAATGGGTGCTAGACCATGTTCCAGGTGCGTCCTTATCACTAGCGTCTACGCCCGTGATAACGCCCGTCCCATCGTCGTTAATGTCAAGGGTTGCCCCTGCGTCGTCTACGGATGGCGCGACAGAAATGTACACAATCGTCATGTCATTGGGGATGACAAAGTAGGACGCATTTGCGCCTATCGCATTTCCTTCTGTTGGGTCTACCAACGTCTTGCTTAAAACTACTAACCGTTCGTTCATCGGCTCTTGCTCCTATTATCGGTGTACCCCACGTCTAAACACCAGACGCAGGGTACTTACTCAACCGCCGAAGCGGAGTTAATCTATTGGATTATGCAACGTTCGACTTGTGCAACCCACGCCAATCGCCAACGGGAGCGCAGTCGTAGGTATTGGAGAATCGCCACGTCATCATACGCACTTTGTAACGAATGGTGTCATTGGTGAACATTGAGCCACCTTGTTCGCTGTCTGCGGTAAAGACGGAAGGTGTCTGACCCCCCGTTGGGAAAATCAGATGGATGCTGGCGTGACGCATTGGGTCAGCAACAAGCCCCCAGTCGTTAGCGTCTGTCCAGTCGGGGACATTGACCACTTCAAATTGTTGGTAGTATGGGTTAATGTCGTTGTTATCCGAACCGAGCGTGTATTGACTGTTACGGATTGTCAGACCCGTTACCTCCAAATCTTCGGGGACTAAGAGGTATTTAGGGGACAATTGCAACTTGCGCCCTGCCCCTAATTCTTGATTCGTTTGCTTACGCATTGCTTTACGTGCCGCACCGTAAGCGGTTTCGCTGAGAGCAGTCGTCAAAAGGTTGGCATGACCGCCAGCAGTACCCAAAGCGGTCGCATTGAATAACGCCCCAGTGTCGGAGAGGACTGGCCCCGCCCCACTGTTGACGGTGAACACGTTGGCGACAAGTGCGGACAGGGTGTTAAACCAACTATCAGCAAGAAGGGTGGGAATACGGCGAATTTGCGCTAAATTATCCTTCATCATCGCTTCAAGTGTAACGCTGACGAAGTTACCCTTTTTCACAAAACTCGCGGTTTCCTCTGCGTCGGTGACATTCAGTTCGGTGTAAGGCGCACCTTCACTAACGACTGACAAGGTGTCCACACCATGAAAACGGACTAAAGTAGCATCGTGGATTGTCGCCACTTCCTCAATCTTGACGATTGGTTCATACCACCGATCTTGCTTGGCGTAATTTGCCGCGATCATTAAATTGATCGTGTCCTTAACAATAGATGTCAGGGTGGATGTGCTTGCCGCTTCCTGTGCGCGAGGATCAATGATTAAATCACCATTGAAACGTTCCCACATCAGGTTAGACAGGCGGGGATACCGTCCTACGTTGGGCTTGCCTTGACGAACATAGGTGGTGAGGGCTGACGATTCGCGGACACGCTCACGGACTAACGGATCATCAGATTCGATAGCGCGTCGGAAATCGGTATTGCCCATGATGACCTGTACCAACGCAACACCAAACTTGTCATCCTCGTCAAGCGTAACCGTTGTGCGACCGTTCCCGCGTGTCGTACCTGCACCCTCTGTCATGCGACCTGATGTATCACCCGCAGTGTGCAATCCTTTCACTCGCGTAATCATTGCCGTCAACTCCGATTCCTCAAATGCGCGACCTTCAAACTGCTCACGCACAAATGTTGCAAATTCACCTGTCAACCCTGATTCAGATAAACGTTGGGCTAAAGTAAGTTGTGATGTTGCAATCGCTAACCGTTGCTCGACTGCCGCCACAGACTCGGACACGTTGCTGTCGCCATCGGCCGAACCGTCTTGATCGTCGTCAGATTCTTCCCCCTCGCTTGCGTTATCATCGTCGTCAGACCCCTCTCCGTCATCAGATTCGGCGGGGGTCAACGCTTGTGCAAACGCATCGAAGCGGGTCATGAAATCGTCAAAACGGGTATTAAGTCCTTCAAGTGTGACAGTTGTTTCAACTGCCCCACCATCACCATTTACACCGTCTTGCTCTTGTACTTGACCGTCTTGGTTGTCGGTCTGATTGTCTGCCATCGTTTGGCCTCCATTTGTGGTTTGTTGTGATGCTATCACCCTAACCAATTTCCCCCCCGCCGCAGGGTTCTTAACTAGGTCAACCGACAGCACTTCACGAACACTGATGATTATGGGCAGTAACTTACCACCCCAAGATAACTTCTCTTTTGCGTAGTCCACGAACGTATCAATCGACAATCCGACGCGCTTATGCAATCCCATTTCGTGCGCGTTCTTAAACTTGTCCCTCGCGGACTGGTCAACAACCTTCCAGACCCCTTTGAGGGTCAACGTCGCCTCATCCCATCGAACATCAACAATCGTACCTAGCCATTCTTTGTTTACGGGTCTACGGTGTACGCGCTGTGCAAACTCATCGTCTGATAAGTGGTTATCATAGACCTCAGAACCCTCGAAGTCGCTTGACGCTACGCGCAAATACCTGACCGAGTATGCTCTGTCATTTTTAGACACAATATAGGTTTCCCCATTGTGTTCAACAACATTGCTTCGATCATCTTCTGCGCCGATCAAATCCACTTCCCATTCCGCACCCTTTAATGCGGTCGGGGACAAGCTGGCGATTATTCGGTCGTGGGGGGTGTTTGTGGTTGCTCCCATAAAGTCTAACGGGTTCGCCCCATACCATCTAAAGCGATGGTACAGAACGAACCCTTTGTCGGTTTGTTCCTATTTTGTGGACGCTATCACGTCTCTGGCTGTGCCATTGGCGACATTGTAGCATGACCCCCCTACACCGTCAAGGTTAGCCCCTGTGCGCCCTTTGGGTTTCACGCAACAACGTAAGCGCACGACCTTTCTATGATGAAAAGGTCGGGGGGATCAAAAAGACCCCTTTCGGGGTCGCCTACTCTATCGCAGGATTCCTAGTCGCCAAAGCGACGGGCAGTCCGTCAGGGACGAGCGTTCGGAAGATGTTTCCTGATAAAAGGATACCACAACGCAAAATCCCCCGACAAATAATCAGGGGATTTCTGGCGTATGGGCAGAAGCAGGTAGGAGGACGCTTATGACTTGCCGATCAATTGCGCCACCATTCTACACCCCTAATCTACCTAGTGCAACCCCCGCCCAATTGCTCCATCTTGTCACTGCCGCCAACCTGTAGCACCCAAGCACCATCCCTGATGTGTAGTGTCAGATGATATGTCCCGTCCCCCTTCTGTGCGATGCTTCTAGCTCTACGTGCTAGATTCATGGCGGGTTTTGGGAGATTGTCTTGCCTAACGCGCTTTCGGTTTGTCATAGTGTGTTGTGCTATGGCGGCGAAAGTTCGCCACTGACTTTGCGTGTGCGCTCACCGCCGATTTGACTACTCCGACCGTCTTGATCGTTCTCGCTTTACGCGGCGATCTGTGTCGTCAATGATTTTTCCGATACTTGGGAATATCACTATCCCCCTACATCGACAATTGACAACCTCTCTTGCGGGTGCTTTGGGATCATGGGGGTGCAACATCTTGACCCCCCCAACGGTGAATTGCTTGTCAACTCTCACGCGCTGACCGTGCGCGTCAAGATGAGATTGTCTGGTACGACTGTCCCCCGTCGCCATCCATTGCTTTTCTAATCCTCCTAGCTCCCTATCCAACGTCATCATGCGGTCGTGTGCGCTCATGTTAAACGCTCTGTTAAGTTCCGTCCGCAAAACCCGTTCACCCCTAGCTGTGATACCCCTTACAATCTCACGACCGCTACGGGGGGACGTGATACCCAATATCTGGCTTATTTGTCTCATGGCCTCGAATGACGATCCGTTGCCCAAAGCTGTCATCCTGACCACGTTGACAATCTGTGATGCCGCCGTGTTAGACATGCTGACCAGATTCGTGTTAACTAAATCAACAAGAACTCTAAATTGGGCTATGCTCGTCACTTGTTGGGGGGATGGTATAAAGAAGTTCCCTTGTAGTGTCCCCAAAGGGTTGTCTATCGACTGTTGACCATAGGTTGCTTGCTGTGTCAGACCATCACGCGCTATGCGCGTCAAATCGGCCGAGAAGTCGCGCATCAGTCCGTCTATGTGCTGTCCCAGTATCCCCAACCTGTGAGCATCAAAGTCTGACAGGTTGGTAGCGGTCACTTGCTGACGGATGCTCGTCTGTAGCTCACGCAGTAGCGACCTAACGCCCCGTATGGTTTGTTCCTCTGATTGATCGGAGCGACGGGTGACGCGATCAATTGCTCTAAGATACTCGGACATTGTGACGCTCTATTCGTTGCTCCCAACTCCGTTAAGACTTGTCTTAGCTACTAGCTTTTCTTCGTCTTTCAACTTGTCAATTTGAGCATCCCAGTCCATATCCGACAAGACCGTACCCCGCTCTGCTTTCAACTGTTTTAACCGCTTCCTTTCTTCTTCAATGTCGTAATCAATACCGAACGAGGAAGCCAGTTGATGAACAATTTGAATTGCTACATCCTCAGTCATCACGTCCTCGACCATCGCAGTAATGATCGCGCTGACAAATGATACGAAATTAGCCCCCGCATCTTTGATTGACCGCTTGCTTATTTCTGGCATTGACACCGTGATTGCCCCGTCGTGCGCCTTAGATTTGCTGGCGATCAACCACTGGTCAATGACAAACTGGCATACATTGATTATCAGTCGTTCGATACACGCTTGGTCATTCTTTAGGCTCTTTTCTGTTGGGGACGTTTGCACGGTAGCGGTCGCTCGGTTCGCGTCGTCGCCAAATCCAAACCAATGAACAGGATACCCCATACCTCCCAAAATAAACCCTAGCACAGTCCGAAACGTCTGAATGTGACCCGCTTGCTTTAGGTCGGGAGACATCACCTTCCATTTTTCACTTGACCCATGAACGTTAACCGACTGATGTTCGGGAGGGTTGGTTTTCAACTCTTTGGCACGATCTTTGATTACTTGGTCGTCTGCACTGTCTATTTCAACGTCAAACGAGAAGTAATTAGCATACCCCTCACGGTTACACAGTTGGAACAAAACCGCGTCCGCTTGATCTAGCCAATCACTGATGACCGCCATATCGCTAATACCTCTCGGTTGGTTTGAGAAAGCATTGAAAGGCTCATAGAACACGTCACCAGAATACCCGTTGCGCCCTGTCAACTTCTTGATCGCGTCAATCTCCCATTGCTCTTGCTTGTCCTGCGCCCATGTCGTCAACATACCTTCGTAATCCTGCGAAACTACGACCTGCTTTCCTCCGTCGCCATCGGTAACGAACGACCTGCTAGGCTGGATGATGCGAAGCGCACGTTTTGACCCGTCAACCCATGTAACAATCACCATACGACGTATACGCGCATTCATGGGGTGCGTAACAACTGCCTCGACCATAGCGGGGTCAATATAACCAACTTCGACCTTCCCATCACTCACTGCGGACGGTGACGGGTAGTATTTGCTCTCCCATCGTTGGCAACTGGACACCAATTTCTGAACAAAACTTCGTCATTGACTGGTCAGACCAAAACGACTGCAAGACCTTATTCGCATTGTCGTCTGATGATTTAGCGGTTACATTGTCCCCGACAATATGATCCCTTTTCATCTTCATCAGACGGCGACCTAACAGTGACGCATTGTACTGTTGCCAAGACAACTCAATCACCTGTCCATAGTCGATGCCGTCAGGATCGCGCAACGCCTTAGACATTGCGCTAGGGCGATACCCAAACGTCCTCAACTCGCCTGATGGCGGATCGTCATTCCCCCCGTCAATGTATGCCTCTGCTACACGGCCGTTCAATTCAGCAGGGGTGTAGCCGCCCAATACTCTGATAATGTTGTCAGCGACTAATTTACTAGCGGTAGACGCTATCACTGACACGCGCTTTCCTATCGTCGTTTGTCCCGTTGCCATAACTTTCCTCTTTGCAGTCGCTTCGGTAGCGGAGGTTGTAACTTCTCTGCTTCTACTCTAACACGCTCACTGTGAGTTGTGTAGGGTTTCTGCGTCCAGTGTAATATCATCTGCGTGAGCGCGTCAAGCCTATCGTCATTTGCCGACGCTGGAAACTCAGCACATTCTTTGATTAAACCGACCACCCACGGCGCGATTGACGGGTGAGGCAGATAGACGTTTCCCGCCTTGACGTATGGGGACACAACATGCGTCCTAGCCTCCTTTGATTCGGTCGGGTTGATCGGTATCATCCCCGTCAACTCATTTTGTAAATACTGTATAACCGCCGCCCCGTTTGCTTTGGCCTCCACCAATTTCGCCCGTGCTTTGGGATGCCTCATGCTAAGATCGCGCACCCCCTGAACCGTCGCAGGGAATCCCCAGTGGTGATGCTCTTGGTCTAACAAAAAGAATTGATTAAACGTGGCACGGGTAGCCCACACCTGACCAACCACCCATGACGACGTTTTCTTATCATCAAATGAGCAGTCCCATGATTGAGCATGGATTGACAGATCGTCGGGTAACTCAATGGTCGGGGCAGTAAAAAACTCCCCGTCATCCATTTCTATTTTAGCGGCAGGAAGCCCGCTACCTTTAGGAATCCAGAAACGCCACCAATGACGCTTCAAAATGTTACCCCCCGCTCCCGTTGGGCGTTGTTGCAACATCGCCGCCGCCCCAAACTCGCCCAGTGTCACCTTCAATGTCTCAATAAACTTTGAATCAAACCGACCAGACCACAACAGTTCCCCCCGACGTGTGCGAGGGTCAGTCCAACCTAGTGACGTAGGCGGGTCGGGATTGTCAGGTTCGTACTCAGTTCTAATGATCAACTTATCATAAACGTCACCCCCCTGCTGTTCTTTCTTGATAATTCGACCGATAGGATCATCAGCGTGTAATCGCTGTGCAATCAACACCTTGACCCCCGTTTTAGGGTTGTTTATACGAGTTGCTACCGTCTGCTCCCAAACCGCCGCAGACCGATCCCGTCGTGGCTCACTGTACGCATGTTCTCGGTCGAGAATGTCATCCCCGACTACATAATCCCCACCTAACCCAGTCCCCCCCAAACCTTGCGAGATCATGTGTCCCCCTGCCTCGCTGTTAAACTTTGTTTTTTGACGTTGACCGAACGCTAATGATGCCCGTTTTCCCCACCGTTCCTGATACCATTTGGATTGTATAATTGTTCTACGCTTCTCATTGTCCCGTGTACTTAACTCTCTTACTGATCGTGACTGGGAAAC